TAAATTTTGATCCATTATAATAAAACACAAAAAAATCACCTAACGCAGCAGTTGTTGTTAACGTGGGAGCTGTGTCTGATGCAAATTCATAATTAGATGCAAACGATAAAGTTCTCGATCCAGTACCATCTTGAACTATCAAGAGGCTTACAAACTGCCCTGTAACACCATTAGTTGCATTATTTAATGTTCTATTACCACCTAATGTAACTTTAGCAACTGGCTTTGCTTGTACATCCCAATCGATGTTTGTACCATCTGTAAGTGTTTGTTCAGGAATATAAGCTGCATCATTAAATTTAAATCGTCCTGCACCTTTTGCTGTAAAAGCTAAACCAACATTTGTATCACCACCTGTAACCGCAAGTCCTACATCATTACCCGTAGCTGCATTTGTTATCTCTAGCTCATTTACTGCACTGGTTGTTTGTTGAAAAATTATTTGCTCGTTGCCATTTGCATCAGCAATAAAACCAGCATCAGCAATTCTAGGTTTAGTCAATGTTACAGCACTTACAGTGCCACCTGCAATTGTAGCTGAGTTAGCAATACTACCTGTGGTCGTAGCTCCATTAATAGTTGGAGTTGTTAGTGTTTTGTTTGTAAGTGTGTCTGTTGAAGATGTATTAATTATGCCTGTATCAACAACGTTGGTGCCATCAGCAAATAACACTCTAACTGATTTATCAGCAGCAACAAAAGTATATCCTGTGCCACTAGCTGTTTTGAATTGAACTGTAAAAGAACCAGTAGTTCCATTTGAAACGATGTAAACTTTTTCCATACTGTCAGGAACAGTAACGATTCTATTGCCTGTAATTGTCCCTGTTAATTTAACAACCATATTTCGTGCGTTAGAGGCTGCACCATCAGACATAGTTAATGCAGTTGTTCCTGCACCACCAGCAATCGATACCTCTTCATAGCCACCAACTGCTTGTTCTACTAATTGTAAATTCGTATTTGTTTTATCACCCCAAGTACCAGCGTTTTCGCCAGTCGCTTGTAATTCTAATTTTAAACTTGTTGAATATGTTGACGCCATACTATTCCTTTATATTAGTTCACATTATAAATCATTTATGCAGCTCTATCAACCTCTGTCCATGTAACAGATGTACCTACATCAACCTCTGCCCAATTTATTAAATTAATAGATCCAAGGGAAGCCGTAATATCAAATCCTGTAATAGCCATTTCAACATCCGCAAATGTGGTAACAGAACCCATTGCTGTAGTTAACGCAACTCCACTAGGTGATTCAATACTATCATTGAAAAAGTTTATTGACCCTAAAGTCATTGTGGAACTTAGTCCACTAGGCTCTGCTACAAAATCTGTAAAACCTACTGCTGTCCCTAAAGATGAAGTAAGAGCTATGCCCGTTGCTTCACCAACAGTTGTTTGAGTAAACCCACCTAAATTTGTTGTAAGAGCAAAACCTGTTAACGATACAATCTGGTCACCTTGCTGACCCCAAAGACCTTCACCCCAGGTTAGCTGTCCCCATCCATTGGACATACTCTACTCTATGTAACTCTTAAAATAGCTGCACTTGCAGTAAAAGCAGGAAACTGAATTGTAAAAGTACCTGACGTTGCTGTTTTATCACCACCAAAATCTAGTACACAAACAGCAGGGTCACCTGATGCTGTGTCATTATAAATTAAAGCACCTCTTGCAGTTAAAGTCACTCCCGTAAACGATCTATCTGCAAAATCAACGATAGCAGTATTAGTTGATAATGATGTCCCACCATTTACAAGAGCACCACCACCACTTGTATATTGACCTGAATTAGATACTTGTGCATCGGTTGTAAAACTTGTCGTAGATTTACCTAAAACAGCACTATTTGTATACAGTGATAATTTAAATGAATTACCACCAGTTTGTTTAAAATTATGTGTTCCTTCAAAAAGTTCCTTTTTAAAAGAATTACAAATTACACTAGTTGTTATTGCCATAATATCTCCATGTTTTAAGGCGAGGGTGATGGAATTTGTACTCTAGGCACTCCTTCTTCATACTGCCCTCTTCTTCTTTGTCCCATTTGTTGTAATCCAAATGCTTGAACCTCTTCATTATACTTGTCTAAATACAATTTGTACATATCCATCGGTCCTTTTAAATAAGAAAAACATTCACTTAAAACTCCATGTAATAATAATGCGTCCTGATAAGTTGACAAAAAAGTATTGTTTGTTGAAGTAAAATGAGGAGGATCAATAATATAATTAATTTGAATTGTAAAAGCAGCATTTGGGATAGGTGCAATTGCAATATTCTGATCATCCCAATTTGCATAATATTTAGGCACACCTGTAGCATCCGCTCCGTTATACTCGGATATAAAACTTGTATCTCTTTTTTCTAAAAAATCTCTAACACCAGAATTTGTTATTTGAACAGAACGCAAATAAATTAAATCCGAAGGCATACTTAGGTATCTTTGTGATGCAATAGTTGAAGTCGTTGCATATTTTCTTAAATCATCATAGTCAACCTTACCAGCAATATCTAATTCTACATTTCTAATAAATTGGTCAATTAAAGTGTCTGATAATACATTACTATCAACTTCTGTGTAATTTCTTACTTGTGTTAAAAAATTTGCGTGTGTTATTGCCATAGTCTATGCCTCAGTATTTATAGTCCACCCCATAGCCGAATGGTTTTGACAATAATAATATAATGTGGGAGCACCAACTGCAACAGTGATTTGTGTGTAAGCTCCACTTTGTCCTGCAACTCCATTTGTCACAACTCCCACTGTGTATTCAGAACCACCGCCATGAGTCCCATTTGGTGTCTCACTTATTCTCAAAGGGTGGTTATCATTTGATGAATCGCTTTGGTCAAAACGATAAGTTTTACCCTCTTCAAAAGTGAGTGTTACATCAGCAGTAGCGGTAGACCCATCTATAGCATATTTGTTAGTCGACCCTACATTATGATATGGATGATTTGAAGGATTACCTCCAACTACAGTAACAGCAAAAGTTTGAGTTATAACGAGAGCATCAACAGTGACATTACCAACCTCAGCAGTTAATTCTCTTTTTCTATTTTCAGCAGAACCATCATCTGGAACCATACTTCCGTAAGTCGGATTAGCTTCAGTCGAAGTTAAGGACATTGAACCATCTGTTCTAAATGCAAAGTCACCTGGCAAAGTTAAATTAACAACTGCTTGACCACCTCCTCCTGAATCAGCTATGGTTTGATCTGCCGTGGAATCATTAATAAAAGGTTGTATAGGTTGTTGAAATTTTTGACTCTTAGCATTTGCTAAAGCAATAGGATCAGCAGTAATATGCTTTCTTCTTATTTGTGGATGTTTACCCTCATACTCTGATTTATGAACAAGAGACCCGTTCCATTCTCTTACCATCTCATTATAAGGAAAAGCCATACCAGAACGATCTGAAATTGCTTTTGCGTATTTACCTCTTGCGTATGCCATTAATATACTCCTGTAAATCTTTTACCACGAATAGCTGCTTTACCACCCTTACTCATTTTAACAGCTCCTCCTTTTTTTGCAGTTCCGTAAGGTGTGCCAAAGGAGGCGTATGGATTTACAAAAGGTTTTGGTTGAGTTGTCTGTGTGTTATCAATTCCAATGTTTGAATAAACATTTTGTCCTGTAAGACCTTTTGATGGCTGATAGGACTGATACAAAAATCTATTATCATGTCTTCTCTGAAGTCTTCGAAGTGCAGCCGATTGTTTATCATATTCCTTATCACCAGCTTTTGCAGTTCGTGTAATTGTATCTGTAATCTGTTTACTACCTACCCTTCTATATGTTGGATTCGTATTTTGGCTAGCAAAATCTGTGGCTGACCTTTGTTTTGGTACTTGATAATATTGTGAACCATATTGTCCTTGTCTTAATACTGCACCTTTTGGTAACTCAGTCACCATTTTATATGTAGGTTGACCTGCACCTGGTAATCCAGCTGAAGGACTAACAGTTGTCATTTCATATTGAGGCACCATTCTTTTAGAAGTTTCAGTAACAGTTAAACCTGCTAAATCTTTTTCTGCTTGTGCTATCTCTTTTGATAAATCTCTATAATATCCAGTGGTCGTTGCAGGTTTAGTTTTATCAACTGAATAATAGGTATAAGTTGGTTTAAACCTCTGTCCTAAACTGCTTTTTACTTGCTTAAATTGTGCGTCTGTAGGTTTGGAATATTCTTTTTCAATTGATTTTATATAAGCATCTCTTTGATTTGCAGGCATATTCATTGTGGCAGCGTATTGAATATTAGCTCTTTTATCAAAAGTCTCTTGTTCACCACCACTTAATCTATCTCTATAATTTTTAATGGTTTTAAACAATTCAGGCTTAGACTCCTCTAAAGCTGACAGATAACCTCCTGCAGCTTTTTTATATAACTTCATACCTTTCATTAAAAAACACCTTTAAATTTATTACCTCTTATTGCTATTCCTCCTGTTTTGGCTAACCCTAATTCTTTATAAATATCTTTAGCAACAGTCGGTTTACTTTTTCTTGTTGCTGCTACTTGATAAACAGGTCTATATTTGCCCTCTAAACTTTTATTAATATCGCTAAATGTTTCTTTTGTTGGCGATGAATATTTAGTTGTCATCTCAGATACAAACGCTTTTTGTTGCTCCTCTGGCATATTTCTGTAAGCTGCAATTTGTTGTCCTGCTCTTCTCTTAAAAGTATCTTGTTTTGTTGGATCCTTAA